GCGCACGAGGTCGAGCCCGACGGCAACGGTGGAACACTGATGTTTCTCCATCTGACGAGCTGATCAAATGAGCGCGCCGCTGCACCAGCGAAAGCAGATCCGCGACGCGATGGTAGCGCAGCTCAAAGCGGCGAATACGTCGGCCGCGGATCGTGTGCTCCCGTCCCGAGTTGCCCCTGTGCGCGAGGCGACGCTTCCGGTGATCTGCGTCTACACGTCCGACGAGGCCACCGATGTTGATTCCATGGACAGCGCGCCGCGCTACCTTCGCCGGATCATGAACGTTCGGATTGAGGCGTGGGTCTCCGCCGTCGCGAACCCGGAAGACGCGTTTGACGCGATCTGTATGGAGATCGAAACGGCGATGGACGGTGACGATTCCCTGAACGACACGTGTTCATGGTGTTGGCCGTCGGCGGCGCAATTCGGGATCACGGCCTCGGGTGATCGGCCGATGGGCTGCGCGCGGTTGGAGTACACGGTGATCTATTACACCGACCTTGCGACCGATGATCAAGACGCCGCGCGCGACAACCTGAACACGATCGACGCGAAGTTCAAGATCACGCCGGATCAGGCCGACGCGGATCAGACCGAGATCAGAGTCACGGGTTTGAATCCCCCGTGATCACAACAGTTCCCCGGGCGCTCTGTACGGTGTCCGGGCCACGTGGTAGAGGTTGATCAAATTTCCCCCCAAGAGGCGCTCAAATGGTCGCGTTCAATCTGGTTCCGGCAAATCTTCGCATCCCCTCCGTTGTGGCGGAGTACGACAGCTCGCGAGCGGCGAGCGGTCCGGCATTGCTGCCGTATCGCGGTCTGATCGTTGGTCAGAAGCTCCGCAGCGCTTCGGCGTGGGCGGCGAACTCGTTTCACATCGTGTCGAACGCTGATCAGGTCGCCGTCGGCGCCGGTCGTGGTTCGCAGCTCCATCGTATGGCGCAAGGTTGGTTCGCCGGCAACCCGGGGATCACGGAAGTGTGGGTCGCCGTGCTCGACGACGCGCCCTCCAGCATTCTCGCCTCCGGTCTCCTCGCCTTCGGCGGGACCGCGACCGCGGCCGGTGTGATCTACCTCTACGTCGGAGGGCGCCGGATTCCGGTCGCCGTTGCGAGCGGCGACACCGCAGCGACGATCGCCGGCAACGTGGCCACTGCGATCGGCAAGCACGCATCGGGCACCGTGACTTTCGCCAGCGCCGTCGCGGCTGATGATGTGACGATCGGCTCGTTCCAGTTCGTCGGGACCGCGGGCGCTGTCACGCCGGGTGATCTGACCTACTCGGTCGACACCGGCAACAACGCTGCCGCGGCCTCGTTCGCGGCGCAGGTTGCTGCACATTCGGGAGCGCGGGCGCTCGTTCACGCTGAAGTTCTTTCCGCCGTGGTCACTCTGCGCTCCGTGGCCGGTGGCCCTGTGGGCAACGCGATCGCGTTGTCGTCCACGTCGAACTCGCACCTTGCGGTGAGCGCCGCGACGTTGCTTGGCGCGACGGCCGACACTGACAACCCGGTTCACGCTGCGGTGTCGGGTGCGAACGTCACCACGATCGCCATGAATGGCGGCGCCGTGGCGAACGAGTGCGATCTGCGCCTCAACTACAACGACGGCGAAACGCTGCCGGCGGGCGTGACCTGTGCGGTGACCGCGATGGCGAACGGCGCCGTTAACCCGGTCTTGACCGACATGATCACTGCGCTCGGTGACGCGTGGTTTCAGATCGTCGCGAACCCGTACACCGACTCGACTTCCCTTGGCGTGCTCAAGACCGAGATGGCGAGCCGCGCCGGTCCGATGCGCGCGGTCGAGGGTCTGTGCATCGCGATGAAGTACGACACGTACGCGAACGTGACCACGCTCGGCGACGGCCTCAACGACCCGTACATGTCGATCGGTCGGCCCGGCGCCAACGCGTCGCCGACGCCTCCCGAGGAGTACGCCGCCCACAAGGCGGGGATCGTGGCGCTCTCCGCGCAGAACGACCCGGGGAAGCCGCTTCAGACGCTCGCGCTGCCGTACGTGCTCCCGCCCAAGGAACTCGATCAGGACAAGAAGCTCTCGCGCAACACGCTTTTGTTTCACGGCATCGCGACCGATCGCGTCGGGCCGGGAAAGACGATGCAGATCGAGCGACTGATCACTACGTATCAGTTCAACGCCGCCGGCTCGCCCGACACCGCGTACACGTTCGCGGAAGTCGTCCTCACGCTGTTGTACCTCCGGTACTCGTTCTCCAACCGCATGGCGACGAAGTTCCCCCGCCACAAGTTGGCGGACGACGGCCAGCGCTTCGCCGCCGGCCAAGAGATCATGACGCCGCTCCTCGGGAAGTCCGAGGCGATCAACTGGTTCATGGAGATGCAAGAGGATCTCGGTCTCGTCGAAGACGTCGATCAGTTCAAGACGGACCTCGTCGTCGCGCGGAACACGCTCGACCGGAACCGGCTCGATTTCCTCTTGCCCCCGAACCTGATCAACCAGCTCGTCGTCATGGCGGCCAAAATTCAGTTCATCCTCTAAGGAGAAGTCATGTCGAATCAAAGACGCGGCGGAGTCATTCAGGTTCAGGTGGACGGCGTCGTTCAAGACGCCAAGGGAAACTTTTCGTACAACCTCGGTCAGGTGAAGCGCTCGCCGGTGATCGGTGTCGACAAGGTGCACGGGTTCAAAGAGGAACCGCAGGTTGCATACATCGAGGGCGAGATCACCGATCGCGGTTCCATGAACCTCGCGGCGCTCGTCAACACGACCGGGGCCAGTCTCACGCTGGCCTTGGCCAACGGCAAGGTGATCGCCCTGCGCGACGCGTGGTACGCGGGCGAAGGCAAGGGCAACACCGATGAAGGCAACGTGGACTTTCGTTTCGAGTCCGCGACGCCCGGCCAAGAGGTCAGCTAATGGACGCGTCGGCCGACAAGAAGCCCGGCCCTATGATCGTCCGGCTGTCGACGCCGATCAAATTCGGCGACGAGATGATCGAGGAACTGGTGTTGAAGCCGGTCTCGCGCGCGTTCAAGGATTTCGAGCTGCCGATGGAAGAAGGCGCCGAGGGCGTCAAGCTCGTCTTCCAGCCGTACAAATGCGCGATCGTCGGCCTCAAGATGAGCGGGCACGTCGTCGACGCAACCAAGCTCGTCGACATGCTTGACCCCAAAGACCTCGTCAAGCTGGCCAGTGCGGTCTTCGGTTTTTTCGTCTGAAGCCCGACGGCCTGGATCACGCTCTCGGGGTCGTCGCGGCCACGTTCCATTTCTCCAACGATGCCCTTTGGGACATGGAGTGGAGCGAGCTAGAGTTCTGGTATAAACAAGCGGGCGAACTTCGAAGGTGATCCGTGGCTGGCAAAGGCAAAGAGTATCCGCTGAGCTTGGTGATTCGGGCGATTCCGAAGCTCGCCGGCCTTGCCGCGTTGTCGAAGAAGCTCAGCGCCGCGACCGATGACGTTGGGGCGTTTAAAAAAGGGATCGGACAGATCACCGGCTTCAGCAAGGTGGCCTCCGGTTTCTCCGGCGTTGGTCATGCCGTCAAAGAAGTCGGCATGCAAGCCTTCGAACTCGGGAAACAACTTTTCGAACTCGGCGCCGTGGCCGCGATCGGCTTGTTCGCGATCGTGAAAAGCTCTGCCGACGCTGGCGCGGAGCTTGAGAAGATGGCGCATCGTACCGGCCTCAGTGTCGACATGTACGCTCAGCTTCAATACGCCGCGGGTCAGGCTGATATCAGTCAAGAACAGTTCAACGGCGGCATGGAGAAATTTACGAAGGCGCTCGGTGAGGCCACGGCGAACAGTGGGCCGCTCTATGAGTTCCTGATGAAGGTGTCGCCCGCGATGGCGGAGCAAATCAAGTACGCCAAGGGAACCGGTGAAGCGCTTGACATTATGACGGACGCGTTTGTCCGGCTGAAGGATCCGCGCCAGCGTGCTGCATTGGCTGACAAGGCGTTCGGACGAAGCAACGCGCAGTTTGGCGAGATGCTTCACGAAGGGTCTGCGGCGATGAAGGTGCGCGCCGGAGAGTACGCGCGCCTCGCCGGCTCGCAAACGGAATTCGCCGAGGGTGGCCGCGACACGGAGCGCGCGATCCGCAAGCTCGATGCCGCGTTCCAGGGTCTGCGCGCTGCGATCATGGGCGCCCTGTTCCCCGCGTTCCAGAAGCTTTTCAGCGTGATCGCGGAGTTCATCGCCGCGCACCGCGACGAGTTGACCGATTGGGCGGAGGGCGCCGCCAAGGCAATGAAGGAATGGATCGACGGCGGCGGGATCAAGCGCGTCGTCGACGGCATCCGAGATCTGATCTCGACGGTGTCGCGAGTGATCGATCGCATCGGCGGGTTCAAGACGGTTCTCGCCGCGGTCGGCGTCTTCATGGCCGGCCCGCTGATCGTTTCGATCCTCGCCGTGATCCCCGCGCTCGTGACT